CAGTCCAAAGCTGCTGAACCGCCGCGTGGCATTGTATGCCCGCGATGCGGGTGCTGCCACTTCCGCACAACGCACACTGAGCCCTTGCCCAGCGGCCGCATCCGCCGCCGTAAGGTCTGCCGGCACTGCGGCCGACGCATGGTGACCTACGAGCTGCCCCCCGGGATGGCAGGCCCGGATCGCTAGATGTAGCACGATTTCGTTTTTTTGGGCGATTCGGCCGACAGGTCGCGACCAATTGGCATATATAAGAACATAGACGGCAGCATGTTTCTGTAGTTACCTTGAGGGACCATGACCGATCATCTCGACGAGACCATTCGCCAGAACGCCCAGGGGCCAGCTAAGGTCGCCAGTGATGCGGGCAGTGTCGAGCAGCATTCGCTTTCCGAACAGATCGAGGCGGATAAGTACTTATCAGCAAAAGAGGCCGTGCAGAAAACTCGCCGCGGCTTGCGTTTCAATAAGCTCGTCCCGCCGGGGGTGAACTGAATTGTTGGCGTGGATTCGGCATATATGGGCCAGGAAGGCCAACCCCACCCGTCGTCGCCCGCGGCAGACGTCGCTTTATCTACGGGCCCGCTACGACGCGGCGATGACCACCGAAGACAACCGCCGGCATTGGGCCAATGCCGATGGGCTTTCGGCCCGGGCGGCCAACAGCCCCGAGGTCCGGCGCGTCTTACGGAACCGCGCCCGCTACGAGGTAGCCAACAACAGTTATGCCCGGGGGATCGTGCTCACGCTGGCCAACGACACCATCGGTACCGGCCCGCGGCTCCAGATGCTCACCTCAAATGCTGAGGCGAACCGACGGATCGAGCAGGAGTTTTCCCGGTGGGCCAAGGCCGTGGGGCTGGCCGAGAAACTCCGCACCATGCGGATGGCCCGGGCCCAGGATGGCGAGGCGTTTGCCATCCTGACGAGCAACCCGCGCTTGCCCACGCCCGTGAAGCTCGACCTCCGCCTGGTCGAGGCCGACCAGGTGACCACACCTGACCTGAACGCGCTTGACAGCAATGCCGTGGATGGGATCGTCTTCGATTCGAGCGGCAATCCGGTCGAGTATCACGTGCTCCGCACGCATCCGGGGGATACGCTCGGGGTTGTGGGCCGCCAGTACGACCGCCTGCCGGCTGCTTCGGTGATCCACTGGTTCCGCATGGACCGCCCCGGGCAAGTTCGCGGCATTCCCGACATCATGCCGGCCCTGCCGCTTTTTGCCCAGCTGCGGCGATTCACGCTGGCGGTGATCGCCGCGGCCGAGACGGCGGCCGACTTCGCAGGCATCCTCTACACCGACGCCCCGCCGGGGGGCGAGGCCGACGCGGCCGAGCCGTTCGAGCCGATCGAGCTGGAAAGCCGGGCCTTGGTTACCATGCCCGGCGGCTGGAAGATGAGCCAGCTTCAGGCCGAGCAGCCGGCGACCACCTACGCGGAGTTCAAACGAGAAATCCTCAACGAAATCGCCCGCTGCTTGAACATGCCGTTCAACATCGCGGCAGGCAACTCATCAGGGTACAACTACGCCTCTGGCCGGCTGGACCACCAGACCTACTACAAGAGTCTGCGGGTCGAGCAGGCCCATTTGGAAAGTGTGGTGCTCGACCGTGTGTTGGCCGCGTGGCTCGATGAGGCGGTGCTGATCCCCGAGCTGTGGCCAGAGGACCTGGGGCCCATGCCCGACTGGCCGCACCAGTGGTTCTGGGACGGGCAGGAGCACGTGGACCCGGCTAAGGAGGCGACGGCCCAGGCCACGCGCCTGGCCAGCCACACGACGACGCTGGCCTACGAGTACGCGCGGCAGGGGCGTGATTGGGAGGAGGCCCTCCGTCAGCGGGCCAAGGAGCTGGCCTTGATGCACGAGCTTGGGCTCGCTCCGGCCCAGGCCGTGCCGGGGCCAGCATCGAATGAGGCGTCTACCGACGAGGACAACGAAGAGGAGGAAGTGACCAATGCCGCTACCGCAGCGTAAGCCCGGCGAAGGGCACGATGAGTTCATCGAGCGGTGCATGGCCGATCCGGTCATGGTGAAGGAGTTCCCCGACGCGGCTCAGCGCCGGGCCGTCTGTCAGCGTCAGGCACAGATACGCGCGGAGACGCGCCTAAGCCTGGTTTGCGATCCGAGCAGTATCGCGATCGAGGCTGCGTCGGAAGACGCTCCAACCGATGGTGGCGCAAAACCGAAGCTACCACGGTTCTCGATGGTCGCCTATACCGGCGGGCCGATGCGGGTCGCCGGGTGGCGCTATCCGGTGATCGTGGACTTGGCTGGCCTGTCTATCCCCTCGCAGAGTCGGCCGATCCGCTTCGGCCATGACATGCAAAGCGGCGTGGGGCACACCGACGCGATCCGCGTCGAGGATGGCCGCCTGGTAGCTACGGGCGTGGTGTCCCGCGACACGCCGGCAGCCCGGGAGATCGTGGCCAGTGCCCGCAATGGCTTTCCCTGGCAGGCCTCGATCTCCGCCCAAGTCGAAGAATTCGAGTTTTTCAAGGAGAACCAAACGGTGCTCGTCAATGGTCGCCAGTTCGTCGGGCCGGTGAACGTCATCCGCAAGGCCACATTGGGCGAGATCAGTTTCGTGGACCTGGGGGCCGACGGGGCGACCGCAGCCAGTGTGCAAGCCAGTCAACAGGAGGACAACCCTATGGAAACCGCGTCTAACGCCAATCAAGTGCAGCCTGATGATCTTGCGAAGACGCAGGTCGCAGCGGCTGACAACCAGGCCGGGCCCGAGCCCGAAGTCGCAAATGCCCAGCCCCGAGCGGCCGACGAACAGGCAGCTGAGGCGGCCCGCATCTTAGCTATTCGTCAAGTCTGCGGCGGGAAACACCCGGAGATCGAGACAAAGGCGATCCAGGAAAAGTGGGACGTCCAGCGCACGGCCTTGGCCGTCCTCCGAGAGGAGCGCCCCAAGGCCCCGGCTGTCCATGTCCGGCCCCCAGAGGCCGTCACTGGGCGAATGCTCGAGGCCGCCTGCATGCTCTCGGCCAAGGCCCAAGGTGTGGAAGAGCTCTTCGACGAGCCGACGCTGGATGTGGCCAGCCACCGGTTCCGCGGCGGGATCGGACTGCAGGAGCTGCTGTTGGAAGCCGCCTGGGCCAACGGGTACACCGGCCGCAGCTTCCGCGACAGCCGCACCGTGCTGCGGTTCGCCTTCCGGCCGGAACTGGAGGCCGGCTTCTCGACCATCGACATCGGCGGCATCCTCTCCAACGTGGCCAACAAGTTCCTCTTGGACGGCTTCTTTTCGGTCGAACGCACCTGGCGGAACATCTGCGCGGTACGGAACGTCTCAGACTTCAAAACGGTCACGAGCTACCGGCTGATCGGCACGGACCAGTACGAACAAGTCGCCCCGGGCGGGGAACTGAAGCACGGTACGCTAGGCAACGAGACCTACACCAACAAGGCCGACACCTATGGCCTGGTGCTGTCGATCGACCGCCGGGACATCATCAACGACGACCTGGGGGCGATCACCACTGTGCCCCGCAAATTGGGCCGGGGGTCGGGCCTCAAGATCAACGACGTCTTCTGGAGCACGTTCCTCAATAACGCTAACTTTTTCTCCACGGCCAACAAGAACTACCTGGAAGGGGCCGACACGGCCCTGTCGATCGATGGGCTCACGAAGGCCGAGGTGGCCTTCATGGACCAAGTGGACTCCGACGGCAAGCCGATCGGGATCATGCCGTCGATCCTCTTGGTGCCCACGGCGCTATCAGCCATCGGCTCGCAGCTCTACAAGTCGATGGAACTGCGGGACACCACCAGCAACAAGAGCTACCCGGTGGCCAACCCGCACCAGGGCAAGTTCCGCGTGGAGGTGAGTCGCTACCTGTCCAATGCCTCTTATTCGGGCAGTTCCAGCAAGGCGTGGTATCTGTTGGCCCTGCCGGACGACCTGCCGGTGATCGAGGTGGCGTTCCTCAACGGCCAGGAGAGCCCGACGATCGAGACGGCCGACGCCGACTTCTCGGTGCTCGGCATCCAGATGCGCGGCTATCACGACTTCGGTGTCGCCCTGCAAGACCCGCGGGGCGGCGTGAAGATGAAGGGCGAGGCCTGATCCTTTGGGTGAGGGCTGACAACTGAAAGCTGAACACGGAAGGAGCAACCCAGATGGCACTTGCGGTTTTCGTACAAGAGGGAGACCAGATCGACTACACGCCGTCGGCGGATGTGGCGGCTGGCGATGTGGTGGTCCAGGGGGACTTGGTGGGCATCGCCCGTAGTGCGATCCCCGCCGGCACACTGGGCACGCTGGCCGTGGCTGGCGTGTTCGACGTGGTGAAGGCGAGCGAGACGGAGTTCGCAGTCGGGGCTAAGGCCTATTGGGACGCCACCAACAAGCTGGCGGTGACCGCCGACGGCGGCGGGGCCAACAAGCTTGTGGGCAAGGCCGTCCGCGCGGCGGGCGCCGGGGCGACCACCGTCCGCGTCCGGCTGAGCCAGTGATCCGCTCATGGGCGACCTGCTCGATGACGGCTTGGCCTGGCTGGCCGAGCAGCTCAAGGCCCATGCCTCGCGGACAGTAGTCTATCGCCGCGGGACAAGCGAGGTCACTGTTCAAGCCCTCGTTGGACGGACGCTCTTGAAGCTCGACGACGGCTACGGGGGCGTCCGCATGGAGTGGACCGACCGGGACTTTGTGATTGCGGCCGACGACTTGGTGCTCGGCGGCGAGAAAACGCTCCCACAGCGAGGCGACCAGGTCCGAGAGACCGTCGATGGCAAGGCCTTGGTCTACGAGGTGCTGGCGCCAGGCAGTGAACCGGAGTGGCGCTGGAGCGACCCGCATCGGCGGCTCTTGCGGATTCACACCAAACAGGTCGGCGAGGAGTGACAAAGGATGATGCGACTGCGTGCTGTGATTCTGGTGGCTTTGCTGGCGGGGTTGGCTGCGGTCGGTCTCGGGGCTGTGGTCGGCGGCAACCGGGCCCCCGACGGGACTGAGGTCCAGTGCGATTTTCCCGCGGAGCTGCATCGCCGCAACACCACGTCGCGGGGCCAGGGTTGTTGTGTCTGGACCTCGATCCACCATGCGGCCACCTGGCAGAACGTGCCGGCCTATCAAGAGGCCCCGAAGTGGATTCAGGAGCACGGCATCCCCGGCGGGGCGTATCCGGGGGCCGTGGAAAAGTACCTCCCCGAGATGGCCCGCCAGCGCGGGGAAAGCCAGGCCCCGGCATTCCTCAACTACCAGGGGAGCGACCTGGAGCTGTTGAAGCTCGCCTGCCGCACAGGCCGGATGCCTGCCGTGACGTACAGCTACAGCCCCACTGGCCGCTATGGCGGCGAGCGGATCGCCCACATGGTCAACCTGGTCCATGCCGACGATCACCACTTCGCCGTCTTGGACAACAACTATATCGGGGAAAACCAGATCGAGTGGATGACACCTGAGGAGTTCAGGCGTTCGTGGACGGGCCTAGGGGGCGGGTGGGCGGTCATTTTGCTGAACCCGCCCCCACCGCCTGTGCCGCGGAATTAGGATGTAAGGTAATAAAAAATGTACGCGCTGTTATTTTCGCTCTTCTTTGGGCAGTGCGGCCCGGGCGCTTGTGCGATCCCGCCGCAGGGCCAACCGATGGTCACCGACCGCACGATGTGGCAGCCGGCCATCTTTGATCTAGAACTTGTGCCCCCTGAGGCCCAACTCTGGTTCGACGATTCTGCGGTCCAGGTTGTAAATGGAAAAGCCTATGTGCGAACGCCCCCCTTGGAGCCCGGCCGGCGCTACCGCTATCGCGTCACGGCCCGGTGGGGCGATGTCGAGCGTGCGTGGACTCTGAGCTTTTCGCCCGGGCAGACGGTCCGCGTGGCGCTCCGGCGCGATGAACCCGCGCCCTCGACGGCCCCCGGCGATGCCGACGGCGCCGCACCTCCCGGTGGTCCCGGACCTGCGTCCAAGCCGGAAGGCCGGTTGCCGGTGGTGGAGCAAGACGGAGTCCAGAACTTCGGCATTGATCGCTCCGGCCTCAATGGTTCGGCCGAACGGATCACGCTTGATGGCCGGGAGATCACCCGTTCCGAGGCTGCGCAGATCCTTCAGGCTGGGAGCCTTCACGACGACAGTGGCAAGTTGCGCCTGACGGTGATCGGCACGGAGGCCGACCGCCGCCGGGTGCTCGATGACCTAAAAGGCCCGCTTGCCGATATGGCCAGTCAATGCCTGGTCCAAGACTATTCGCCGGATCATTGGGCCGTGGCTAGGGCAGGCTTCTACACGACTGGAAAGCCGACGATCTACGTGCAGGCCCCAGACGGCAAAGTCCTGCATCGCCAAGACGACTATATGGACGGGGCAGAGGGATTGAGGCTGGCCTTCGAGCAACTTCGCAAACCCGATCCGGACTACCGCCCAGACAAAGATCCGGACCTCAGGCGGCCGGTGAGAGGCTTGTTGTCGAGGGTCTTTGAATTTCTGATGCATCCCTTCCGTACAATCCTCTCGTGGCTTCTCGCCGCGGGGGTGGCGTTCATCCTTGTCGTGTTGGTGATGAAAGGCTGGCTGTTCTACCTCTTCGGCCTTTTGGCAAATCTCGTGCCCGGGCCGCCGAAGACTACTCCCAAACCGCAAAGCCAGGGCTCTAAGACCCGCACGCCCCGGCGATCTTCCACCAAATCACGCGCGAGGAGGTGATCGGCGTGTCTACGATCGTCAATCTAGCCGATGCGGTGGTCTCGGAGCTGAACAACGAAGAGTGGAGTCTCCCGTTCGCCGCCCGGCGGCTCTATCGGCCGCGATTTGCGCCAGTGGACTTGAAGACGCTTCAGGTGAGCGTCGTCCCCAGAGCTTTGCTGATGGAGGGGGCAAACCGCACTGAGGACAGCCACCAGTACCAAATCGACGTCGCCATCCAACAGAAGCTCGATGCCGAGACGGTAGAAGAGATCGATCTATTTGTGGGGCTGGTCGAAGAGATTGCCCGGCATTTCAGGTGGCGGCGGCTGGCGGCGATGCCCAGCGCGTTGTGCGTCAAGGTCGAGAACGAGCCGGTCTATGCCATCGAGCACCTCGAGGAGCTGCGGTGCTTCACCAGTATCCTGACCCTCTCGTTTCGTGTGCTGGAGTGAGCGATGGTGGGAATGAAGGCGAAAACCCGCAGCCAGATGCACAAGGTCGCCCGGAAAGCCAAGCGGGCCAACATCGAGAATCTTGGTCATGCCGGTGGTGCGATCCGGCTGGCGGCCATCCGTAGCATCCGCAAGCGCAAGGGACCGGCACCACCGGGCCAGCCACCGCATACGCACACCCGGCGTCTGCCCCGGGCGATCAAGTACGCCGTCGAGAAATCTCGCCAGGCGGTGGTCATCGGGCCGGACGTGGAGTCGTTCGGCACCGCCGGGAAGGCCCACGAGCATGGCGGGCGCTACCGGCATGAGCGCTACCCGAAGCGCCCCTTCATGGGCCCGGCCCTGGAAAAGATCAAACCCCGCCTGCCGAAACTATGGGCCGGATCGGTACGGTAATTCACACTGTGGAGGATAGAACATGACAACCAATTGGAAACTCGGCCGCGAGTGTACGCTGTCGATCGGCAGCAACCCGTTGAAGCTGGCCAAGGAGGTGACCGTCGAGCTGGGTGGGAGCGAGGCCGACGTAACGACGCGGGACAGCCAGGGCGTGAAACGGACCGTGGTGGCGCTCAAGGAATTGACCATTTCGGGTACAGCGATCTACTCGCCTGATGATGTTGCCGTGCAGGCCCTAATCACCGCCTACACGGACGGCACTGCGATCGAGGTGACCATTTCGGACCCGACCTTGAGCTACACCGGCAAATGGGCGGTCACGAGCCTCTCGCAAGGCCAGCCGCTGGAGGACGTGGCCACGCTGGAATTCACGCTCAAACCGACACTGGAGGCCTCGACAGTATGAGAACTTTCCAGGATAGCGCCGGCCGAACGTGGACGGTCGCCGTCAACGTGGACGCTGTTAAACGGGTTCGCGACCTCTTGAAGGAGGACCTGCTCGATATCGAGCAGACTTTGCCGCGGCTTCTCGTCGACCCGATCCTCTTGTGCGATGTGGTCTATTGCGTCTGCAAGCCACAGGCGGATGCCGAGAAGATTTCCGACGTGGACTTCGCCCGGGCGATGGCGGGCGGGACCATCGCCCAGGCCAAGGCGGCCCTGCTCGAGGAACTCGTGGATTTTTTCCCCGAGCCGAGCCAGCGGGAGACCCTCCGGCTGGCGATCGCCAAGTACAACCAACTGAGCCAACGAGTGAAGGAACTGGTCACAGCGCGAATGAACAGCCCGGCGTTGGCGCAGGAGATCGAGGCTGCCCTGACGGGCGCTTACGACTCGTTTACGAGCTAGCGGGGATTGTTGGCGTCGACCCGGGGCCGCGGACCTTGCGGGAGTTGTGCTGGATGGTTGAGGGTCGGCAGCGGGACCAGTGGAACCACACGGCGCAGGTACTGGCCATGCTTTATAACGCTTTTCGTGGCAAAGGTCAGAGAGCACTTGGCCCGGCAGATTTTCATCCGCTGGTCAAAAAGCCTACTGCTGTTCTGACGCTTAAGCAATTGAGAGAATTGGGGTTCCTGAAACCGTCCAAGGATTGAGCCGATGCCAAACCCTTCGGGAATTCGTGCTGGCCAGGCCTTCGTCGAGCTGTTTGCCGATGACAGCCGATTAGTTCGCGGCCTCAATGCTGCCTCCAAGAGGCTCAAAGACTGGGGACAGAGCGTCACTGCAGCGGGCCAGCGCATGCTAGCCACGGGGGCAGCGGTCACGGGAGGGCTGTTTGGGGCTGTCAACGTGTTTGCCTCGATGGGCGATGTCGTGGCCAAGGCCAGCGATCGCACAGGCATCGGTGTTGAGCGGCTTTCTGAATTGGCTTATGCGGCCGAGCAGTCGGGGGCTGACCTGACCACGCTTGAGTCTGGCCTGCGTCGAATGCAAAAAACGATTGCCGAGGCCTCAGAGGGTTCGAACTCGGCCCAGGAGGCTCTTGCCAACCTGGGGCTTTCCGTGGAGCAATTGGCCGCGCTGTCCCCGGACGAGCAATTCACCCTCATCGCCGATCGACTGGCCCAGATCGCTGATCCCGCCCAGCGGGCCGCGGCGGCCATGAAAGTCTTCGGCCAAGCAGGGACCCAGCTTCTCCCTATGGTCGCCGACGGTGCTACCGGCATCGAGGCTCTGGCCAGCCGAGCGCGAGAGCTAGGCCTGGTCATCAGCACGGAGGACGCAAACGCCGCTGTCGAGCTGGGCGATTTGATGGGCGACCTCTGGAAGATGATCAAGATGGTCGCCTTCACGATTGGATCAACCCTCGCCCCCCTGCTCAAGGACCTTGTTCAACGCGCGTTTGGGGTGATTAAGAGTGTGACGGATTGGATCAAAGCCAACAAGACTGTAGTTGTGACAGTTTTTAAAGTGGCCGCCGCGGTGGCAGTCGGCGGGGCGGCTTTGATCGCCTTGGGCGGCATTCTCACCGGACTGGGCTTTGTCTTCGGCACGCTTGCGAGCATCGTCGCCGGTGTGGGGACGGCCTTGGGCATGATTGGATCGGTGTTGGGTGCGATCCTATCGCCCATTGGGCTCGTGATTACTGGCCTGGTATCGCTCGGCGGCTATCTGCTTCATATCTCTGGCACGGGGCAGAAGGCTTTGTCATGGTTGGGCCAACAGTTCGCCGCCCTGCGGGATACGGCCCTAGCCGCCTGGCAGGGGATCTCCGACGCCTTGGCCGCCGGGGACCTCAGCCTGGCCGCCCGAGTACTATGGCTGACGCTCAAGATGGAGTGGCAGAAGGGCGTGGCGTGGCTGACGGACAAGTGGATCGGCTTCAAGGAGGCCTTCATGGCCGTGGCCACCGAGGCGGTCTATGGGACAGCCAAGATTCTCACCTCGGCCTGGGCTGGAATGCAAACCGCTTGGGTCGAAACGGTAGCCTTCATGTCCAAAGCGTGGACCATGTTCACCAACTCGCTGATTATCGGTTGGCGGACGGCCCAAAACTGGATCGCCAAGAAGTTCGTGCAGCTCATGGCGATGTTCGACGAGAGTGTCGATGCCGAGGCCGCCATGCGAATTCTCGACGAGGACTTCGCGCGGGAACAGCAGGAACGGGATCGAGCGACACAGCAACGACTTCACGACATCGAGGCCAGCCGCGAGGCCAAGCGCCAGGCGATCGAAGAGGAAGAACAGGGCACGCTCGATGTTCTAGAAGAGGAACGGCAGCGCCGACACGTGGAGCGCAAGCGGCAGTACGACGCAGACCTCAAGGCGGCAGAAGATGCCGCAGCCCAGGCCCGCCGCGAGTGGCAAGAGGCCCTGGACGAGGCGGCCCGGAAACGGGCGGAGGTCCGAGAGACGGCCGCGCCCGGGCGCGCGAAGGGCATTGATGAGTTGCCCGATGTCGAAAATGCTGCTAAGCGCTCTATCAGCGTGGTTGGAACCTTTAATCCCCTAGCCGCAATTGGCTTGGGGACGGGTAGCCCCCTAGAGCGTGCTGCCCGGGCCGGGGAAGAAACAGCGAAGAATACCAAGAAGCTGGTGCAACAAACCCAGCGCGGTGGGCTAGTGTTCACATAATCAGAGGTGTTGCCGATGGCGATCACCGTACATGAAAAATGGGAAAGTCGCGAGACGACAGTAGGTGAGAGTCCATCAATTGACCTCGTCTTCATCATTCGCGGGACGGACGATGATCTGGCGGTCAAATCGGCATTAGCTGCCGCTTCTCCTGTGCTCTATGACGGGCTTGTTCGCCAGTCGATGCACATTGAACGGATCGCTGAGGACATCTGGGAAGGCTCGGTCCGTTACGGCAAGCTCGAGCCTCCCGAAACCGGCGACTCCAGCTATCAGTTCGACACTGGCGGTGGCACCCAACACATCACGCAAAGTCTGGCGACTGTGGGGCGATACGCCCCACCGGGCAAAACCGCCCCGGATTTCCAAGGGGCCATCGGCGTGACGCACGACAACGTCGAAGGCGTGGATATCACAATCCCAGTCTTCAACTTCTCGGAGACGCACTACATCGCCTCCAATCTCGTAACCCCCGCTTATAAGGCGACGCTCTTCTCTCTCACCGGCAAGGTCAACGGCGGTACGTTTCGGGGGTTTGCCCCCGGCGAGGTTCTCTTCTTGGGTGCCTCCGGCTCGAAGCGCGGCCAGGAGGATTGGGAGATCACCTTCCGGTTCGCCGCCAGCCCGAACGTCACCGGATTGGTGATTGGTGACATAAGGGGTATCAACAAGAAGGGCTGGGAATACCTTTGGGTCCGGTACACCGACGATGAAGACGCCGCAGCTAAAACCCTCGTCAAAAGACCGATTGCCGCCTACGTCGAGCAGGTCTACCCGTACGGGGATTTCTCGGGTCTAGGGATCGGGACGTAAATAGAGGGCTGTCGCCGTGGGAAATCCATTCAAAAAAGTGCAGCCTGGCCAGACGCTGGAAATCCCGGCCGAGGCCTTCAATACCTTTATCGATGCAGCTCTCGACTTCAAGGCCCGGCAACGATCGCAACAGCAGTCTTCCCATCCCCGCCATCCCAGCAGCACAATTATCAAAATCCGCAACCAAACGGGGGCGGACCGCGAGCGGTTTGACGTTGTAGCCTTAGAATCGCCGATCATCCCGCCTGCGGACAACCTTCAGGCCTTCAAAGGCGAGCCAGCTATAAACGGAGTGGTTCCCCAAGGGGGCGAGCATTTCGCCATCTTATTGGAGCCAGTCCCCGCAGGCCAGATCGCCCGTTATGCCTGCGTTTCCGGGGTGACAGTTGCTCGCGTCAATGTGCTCGACGAGGCGCACCAGTATGCCGACATCGCTCATGACACTTGCCAATACCTGGAAAGCTGTCCTTCGGGCGGGGCCGCTCTTCTCTGGAGAGAATCGGGTACAGGCGTTAAGTGGGCGATTGTTCGCCTTGGGAATGTGCCCGACGATATCTGCCGCTTTAAATTGGCCGCCCCTCTGGATCGCTGTGGCCAGGCCGAGGCCGTCAAGATCGTCTCCAGCCAGTCCAGTTCTTCGGGCATAGGCCAATTGCAATGGTGCGACACGGCAGAGACCATCACGATCTTCGACGCCCTGGGCATCGCCCCGGCAGACGGGCTCCCGGTGGACACGTTCGGCTGGGCCAAGTGGATGGCCGATAGCCAGGCGTGGGAATTGCTTTACTGGGGCGAGGGTTGCTGCGCCAGTTCTTCGAGCAGCTCCAGTAGCTCCTCGTCATCGAGCAGCTCTTCCAGCGGCTCGAGTAGCTCATCGTCTAGCAGTTCGTCTTCGGGTAGCAGTTCCTCGTCATCGAGTAGTAGTTCTTCCTCCTCGGGTAGCAGTTCGTCATCCTCAGGCAGTTCTTCTAGCGGTTCGAGTAGCTCCTCCGGGTCGTCAAGCGGTTCTAGCGGCTCGTCGTCTGGCAGTTCCGGTTCGTCCGGAACTTCTGGCGAGTGCCAATGTCTGACGGTGATCACGAGCGTCTCCGTAGACGAAAATGGCTGCCTGGTCGTTACCGCCCGGGAAATTTGCATGCCAGTCGATTGTCCTATGGGCGACGAATACACCTACACAGTCTGCCCGCCTAGTTCTTCTAGCGGTAGCTCTAGTTCATCGAGCGGTTCTTCTGGGGCTTCGTCCAGCTCTTCCTCTGGTAGCAGTTCGTCTTCTAGCGGTTCATCAAGCGGTGGACCGTCGTCGAGCTCAAGTGGCCTGTCCGGTAGTTCGTCGTCTAGGGGGGACAACTCATCGTCTTCGGGCGGTTTTTCCAGTAGCGGCCCTTCATCCAGCAGCTCCTCGGGTAGTTCGTCGTCCAGCAGCGGGCCGTCGAGCAGCGGCCCTTCGTCGAGTGCCTTGGGCAGTTCTTCCAGTTCAAGTAGCGGGCAGAGCAGCTCATCGTCATCCGGGGCCGAGGGCAGCTCCTCGAGCAGCAGTCCGCCCTCGTCGAGCGGGTCGGTCCCTCCGCCGCCACCACCTCCTCCCCCTCCGCCTCCGCCCAGCAGCTCGTCCAGCGGAAGCTCGTCGAGCTCGTCAGGCTTGTCGAGCAGCTCGTCATCCTCGGGCCCGTCGAGCAGTTCGTCCGGTTCGCCAGGCGTTGGGGGCAGCAGTTCCTCCGGCCTGGGAACGCCCAGCTCGTCGTCCGGCAGCAGCCCCACGAGCAGCAGCGGCGAGGAGTCCAGCAGTTGGTGGTGAGCATGGCAGTGCGGCTGAGTCGATATGGCGACGCGGTCCAGCGCTGGATCGCCGCGGGGCGGCCCGTGCGGAGCGACGACCGCGTGCGAGAGATCTTCGACACGATTTGCCGCCCTTGCGAGCACTTCGATGCCCAGCGGCAGACCTGTCGGCTCTGCGGGTGCCACGTCCGCCGCAGCGGCTCGGCCTTGGCCAACAAGATCAAGATGGCCACCGAACGCTGCCCCGCAAGGCCCCCCAAGTGGATCGAGGAGGTTTCTCAAGGATGAGGCTTTTCATTCTGGGTTATCCCGGTGGCATGGGCGGGGCGAACACGGAATGCTGGCACACGGTGAAGCTTTGGCGCCAGGCCGGCTGGCAGGTTCATCTGATTCCCACCTGGGGCCGCGACGATAACTGGCGCCAGCGGCTCGACGCGATCGGCGCCGTGACCCATCACGTGCCGGCGGCCGAACTGGAGAAGGTGCCCAGGCTGGCCGGCTCGACCGTGGTGGCCATGTGCAACGGGAATCTCTGGGGCGTCTACGGCCGGCTCCGCAAGCTGGGCTGCCGCGTGGTGTGGGTCAACTGCATGACGTTCCTGTTTCCCGACGAGCGGCGGGCCACCCAGGAGCACGGCCCGGCCGACGCCTATGTGTTCCAAAGCCAGTTCCAGCGCTCGATGCTCGAACCGGAGCTTCTGAAATTGGGCTACCGGCCCGAGCAAGGCCACCTGATTCGCGGGGCGTTCGACCCGGGCGAATTCCCGTTCAACCCCCGCCGCCATCCGCCGAACACGGAGTTCGTCATCGGCCGCCTGGCCCGGCCGGACCTGGACAAGTGGTCCAGCAACACCTGGCCCATCTACGCGAGCGTTCCCTATGCCCATCGCAAGGCCTTGGCGATGGGCTGGACCGACAGGCTGGCTGGGAAGCTCGGCAAGCCGCCCGCTTGGGCGACATGCCTCAAACCCCAGGAAATCTCCACGCAGGATTTTCTGGCTCGCTGCCACGCCCAGCTGTGCATCAACGGCGGGGCCCGCGAGAACTGGCCCCGCGTGGGCCTGGAGGCGATGGCTGCCGGCGTACCCATCGTCACTCAGAACCAGTGGGGCTGGCGGGAGATGGTCCGGCACGGCGTGACAGGATACCTGTGCGCCAACGACCAGGAGCTGGCGTACTACACGGCCCACCTGGCCTACGACGAACGAAAGCGTCTCACCATGGCCGAGGCCGCCCGGGCCCATGTCCAGCGGCTGGCCGACCCGGAAACCATCCTGGCCGGCTGGCAGCGGCTTTTCGATTCCCTGGGCACCGCACGGAGTAAGGCCGCATGATCGGGATCGCCATCGCCGCCGTGGGCATTTCCCGGGAAATCGTCCAGCGGTGCTACCAATCGCTCGTCGACGCCCGAATCGCCGTACCGTATCGCGTCCATGTGCAAACCGACTGCCAGGGCGGTTTCAGCCGCTCCGCCGCCCGCAACCAGGCCATCCTGGCCCTGCTTTCCCACTGTGACAAGATCATCTGCCTGGACGTGGATTGTCTGGTTTCGCCGGGCTTGATCGAACATGCGGCCGAGAACATCCACGACGGACAGGCCGTATGGATCCTGGTCCGCAGGATACCCGCCTTCGGCGGCCAGTATCGCTGGGACGAATGGCGTCGGTTACGCCCGTGGCCCTGGGGCACCGGGGCCTTCGTAGGGATGACCACCGCCGATTGGCTCCTGGTGGGCGGCTGGGATGAGCGGATCACCACCTGGGGCAGCGAAGATGATGTGCTGGCCCTCCGCCGCAAAGAGCACGGCATCCAGACGCTCAAGGTCGTGGATCATCCGCTGGTGCACGTGGACCACGAGTACCGCGGCCGCAATCTCGAGCACGCCAAAGAGAATCGGCAAATCGGCGCGACGCCGCCGCCCCGCAACTACCTGTCCGGCCGGCTGCCGGTGGACAACCGCAGCCACGTGCTCTATCTCTGGCCCACGGGGCTGTGCCAGGCATCGTGCCCCCAGTGCAGCCAGCAGCACCTGATGGCCCGAGCCCGAGCCTATCAGATGACCCCCGATGAAATCGGCCAACTCATCCAGGCGGCCCACCGCTCGGGCTATCCCCCCTTCCGCCAAATCATCGTCGCCGGCGGCGAATCTCTCTTGTGGGTTCACTTGGTCGAGGGGCTGCGCATGCTGCGGGAAGCCCGCCTGGGGCCCATCGAGGTTTATACGAACGCCCTGGCCGTCTCGAAGATCGAGGCGGCACTCGGACTCATCGACACCCTGCGGATTTCGCTCTACGCCTGGAACCGGCGGCAGGTGGAAGAGCTCCGCCGGATGCATGGGGCCAAGTGCCGGGTGGTGGACTGCCGCCGGCACTGGCGCTTGCCCACCGCCCCTTACGGCGAGGAAACGCTGCCCGCCGACTGCGTAGGCCCGGGATATCTGCTCTATGACGGCTACCTCTACCCTTGCTGCAACTCGCCGGCGGTCCCTCTGGGGCTTGGCGTCCCACTGGAAGAAGTGCCGCGGTGCCGCGTGCAGCCTGGGTTCGGGGAGCTATTGGCACGGCTGCGGCAGTCCATGGGCCCCTTCTGCCGGGCCTGCGTGGGTAATCGCAAGCTGCGGCCGTGGCTAAAGGAGGTGCGGGCATGAAGATCGCCTGCCTGTGTGCAACGTTCAACCGGCCGGCCCAGTTGGCCGAGGCGATAGAATCGTTTCTCCGCCAGACCTACCCGGCCGAGCGGCGGGAACTTGTCATCCTCGATGACGCCGGGCAATACGACCCGGCCGCCTGCGACCATCTGCCCGGGGTGAAACTCATCACCACCCGGCACCGCTTCCGCACGCTGGGCGAGAAGCGGAACGCCACGGCCGCCTTGGCCTCGCCCGACGCGGAAGCCTACGCCGTCTGGGACGATGATGACATCTATTTGCCCTGGCACCTGGAGACGATGGCCCAGGTCTTCGCGGCCGGTATCTCCTGGTCGCGGCCCGCGGAGGTGTGGATCGACCGCCGCACCTACTTGGAACGCAAGCCGAGCGGCGGCCTCTTCCACGGCTCCTGGGGTTTTACCCGCGAGGCATTTCTGGCGGTAGGGGGCTATCCCGCCATGCAATCCGGTCAGGATCAGGCCCTGGCTGCGCGATTCAAACGCGCCGGTATCCAAAGCGCTTCGCCAAGCCAAGTCCTCTCCTCCGAACCGCTCCGCCTCTCTACGCCCCCCATGCCCGAGGCTCCCTGCTCATTGCCCAGCTACATCTACCGCTGGCACACTTACCCGAATGCCCGGCACATCTCGGCCCTCGGCAAGGACGGCTACCAGCGCCGCGGGGAAGAATTTATCGAGCGCGTGCCTTGCCTCACGCCTTGCTGGTCGCACGATTGGAATGCATTGGCCGAGGCGTCTCGGGCGCCGGTTGCCTGAGAGAATCTCTCGCCCCGCTGGGCGCCGGGGGGGTAGTTGACACACACAACAACAGGCATAAAATACCGGCTGGCATTTCTGAACTTTCGCACGTGGCCAGGCCGGCGCTAGATCTTCCTGAGCCTTGTAGTCCGGCACCTACGACGCCCAGGGTAAGTCTTCTCGCCTGCGACCTGCGCCAAAACCTGGAGACGGGAACGATGGGGAGCGTACCCGAGCTGACGGCACACGAGAGCCGCGGCGGGCCGCCGGTGGAACGAACGGCGGCTCACGCCGTGGCGGTTGCTTTTCAGCAGGGCTTGGCGGCCCATCGGGCGGGCGATTTCCAGACGGCCGAAAACATCTACCGCGATATCCTGGCTGCGCAGCCGGACCACGCCGGGGCCTTGCACTTTCTCGGTCTGATCTATTCAGCGCGCGGGGACCACACTGCGGCCCTGGAGCTGATCGAGCGGAGTCTGCGGTTTTGCGGCACGAAGGCGGTCTACTGGAACAACTATGGGGCAGTGCTCAAGAAGATGGGACGGCCGGCCGAGGCACGGGCGGCCTTTGGGAGGGCAATCGCCCTTCGGCCCGAGTATGCGGACGCCTGGTCGA